TCCTTTACCTCTCGATACATCAACTATCATCACGTATGAACGTTCTTGTTGGACTGCTTCATATTGTGTAATACCTTCAGCCTCATGTAATGGCCTAGACGGTGCAAGTTCTTTGAGTTTGGCACCGCTTATTAGTGTACCTGAGCTTCCTAAGAACTGGCAATTATGTGATACAAGTCCATTGGTAAAATACTTATTTTTCTTTTCAACATGGAGAGCGTCATAAACTGGGGTTTCAACATCATCTACGTATATAAATATTATTTGAGCAAAACCATCTGCGGTACGTACTTCATCACCGATTGACAAATTACGGGCTTCCTCAAAACCAAGTTTACATTCAAGCTTGTGGTCAAGGGAACATTCCAAAGTGGCCGTGTTATCGAAAGATAGCGTAATAATAGATGGAGCAAATTGCTTTCTAACACCGTGAAATTCGGAAAACCCGTCCGGTGTCAAAATTTCATATTTACTTTGCATCATTTAACTCTTCGTATAGTTTTTCTATAGGCATTGTTAACACTTCACCAGTTGTTTTATCTCTTACAGTAACCATAGTATATCCAGTAACACAACAGTATTCTTGATTAAATTTTTCATTATCGAAATCTAACGCTTCGAGGGTTTCATCTTTCCACGCTTCATCTCGACCAGGAACATCGTTCCACATAACCTCAACATATTCGTAACCGTTAGTACCTTCTTTAGCACCTTTACATGTTTTCCAAAAATGATTCAATCCGTTAGGAGTGGAGGTCATTAATAATTTTGTTGTTTTACCAGAAGATATCGTTGGATATACTGAAGCAAAGAATTCATCAAATCCTTCAATAAACGCAACCTCATCAAGATATAGAAATGATATTGATTTACCACGAATAGCAGAAGATGTTGTAGTACCTGCATATATCTTACAACCATTCTCTAAAGTAATGTTACCTTTATTCCATTCTTCAATACCTTGCTGCATCCACTTAGGTAATGCTTCATAGGCTAATTGGACACGACCCAGAACCTCTCGAGCAGCATCTCCCTTGTTTGCCAATATGGCTACAGTCTTGAATTCATTAAAGAGGATGTAGTGTAATATAACGGCTACTGCTGTAGTTGTTTTACCAGCCTGCCTTGATGTTAATACTGCAACTCTTCTGTTATCGGTAATCTTACGTGTAATATCTTTTTGGTAGTCATACATGTTCATTGGAATTAATCCATGGTCAACATGTACGATCTTAATATATTGTTCCGCAAAATAAACTGGGTCATCAGCACACTTCATATACTCTTTAAGCATCTCAGGAGTAAATTCTATCTGTTCTCCAATCTTTTTGAGATATGAGTTGCCTAAGTAGCCACGATCCATTACTTATCTTCGCCTTTAATCATTTTCAGTAAATCAGCCGTTGATACAATAAGGTTATTATTTGTAACGTTTGTACTCTTATCAGCTGATGGATCTTCTTCTTTTGCGTATCTTTTCTTTGTCGACATTTCAACATAATCTTTGTTTGCATCAAGTAATGTTTTCATTAAAGTAGATACAACTTCAAATGCTCGAGGTGATTCAGACTGTTTCGCAATCTCTGTCATTTCTTTAACAGCGTCATCGCCAAGATTAATAATGTTTTCAATATTCGCTTTAGCTAATTCAATATCTTTTAAATTCTCTGACGCAGTATCACTCATAACAGTTGGTAGGCCAGCTACACTTTCCTGCGGCAAATTCTTCACGGAATCTACACTTTTCTGTATTTCAAGTTCGCCTTCTATTGTGGCTTCGTTTGTTGAAAAGGAGTTAACCGGCAAGTCAGATACTTTCACATCTAATTTATCTAACATTTCTTGAGTATCTTGGAGTGGTCTCATATTTAACTTTTGCGCTATAGTATCTTCATTCATAATATTATTTATCCATAACCTTCCAGTCGCCATCTTTGTTTACCCAAGCGCAACTTTGACGAAGCTTTGATGTACTAAACCGATGGTCGCGTTTATTAAAGAAAAGTTCAATATCACGTTTACGACAAATGTCCTTTCCTGTAAATTCTTTATCTCTGTACTCTTCACCTAAGATACGAACATTGATTGTATATAGTTCAAGTATATCTTCAAGATCTTGTTCTGTTGAATAAGGAATAATTTCGTCAACGTAACTTACCGCCTTAAGTTGACTGTATCTTTCAACAATTGTTTGGATTGGTTGATTCTTTTCTTTAGGCCGATCTAGCGCAGGATCCATCTGTAATCCTACAATTAAATATTCACATTGTTCTTTTGCTTCTCTTAGCATTTGAACGTGCCCAGCATGAAGCAGGTCAAAGCTGCTACAAGTAAATCCAATTTTCATAATATAGTATTCCTAATGTATCAGTTCCTAGGTAGGCTCTGTATCAGAGCTTTGCCCTAAGTATGACCAGTTGTCGTCAAATTCAATTAAGCTATAATCAACGGTTTGTGTTATATCAGCAGTTGCTACATTATTTGCCGTAGAACCTGGTTGTCCAGTTTGGAATGTTTCAAACTCTGTATCAGTTGGTGTATCAGTTGCTATTCTTGTATCAACAAACTTAATAACTGCCTTATCCTTCTCAGGTCCAAAGAACCAGCCTTTCATTGTAAAGTTTAATGTATATAGTATGCTTCTTCTTTCCGTGAATGCTGCTTCATAAAGATCTTCTGACGATACATCATTTAATATAAGAGGGATATCTATTGCCTCTAATCCTGTAATCAGATTCACGGTACTTGTAAATTCCGGATTAAAGAACGGTAATATTTGTTCTAAACATTTAACAGCATCTTCGTTATATTTTGCCATAATGTATAAACTGAATCCCATATTATATGGAGTTCCTGAATATACAAATCTTCTTCCACCGTTTGCTTCATCTACAGCAGTCTTTCTTAATTTTCTTGTTGGTGCAACTTTTCGTTCGGCATCATATGTAAAACTTGTTAATTCAAAAGCCATACGAGGCAATGTCATTGCGAACGGTTGTCCTGCAGTTGGCTTTCCAAATGCGTCTTGCGTTGCTCCACCCTGTAATGTAGGATCTTGGTCAAGTCTTGCTAAAATCTTTTGATATGGTCCATAAGAAATAGGTACTATCTGTCTCTGATTGAGAGTTCCATCAGTACTTGTTCTGCGAACTTCTAATTGATTAAAATATGTACCAAACAAAGCAACATATTTGCGAATCGTAGAATTGTAAAAATAATTTGCTATTGCCATTAGGTATCACTTATAGATATGTTTTCACTGAAAGGATCTACCTCTGAGAAATCAATAATACCATCAGCTTCTATTTCAAAGTCAAGGTTCATTGAGTTATCATCAGTTGCAGCAAGTGCCGATAATGTTGCGTTGTTTGCATCAACAATTATGTCTGTATTATATGCAGCAAAGTAACCATCAATATTCGTACGACCGGTATTAAACCTTTGATTTGAATATTCTAATAATTCGCATTGCATATCATATACTTGTGTTTGTCCCATTTGGTAGAATATGCTTTCATGTTCAACATATTTAATTTCAAACATCTTTTCGTTTAAAGGGAAGTAAATCAAATCGCCTTCTCTTGGACGAACAAGATCAACAACTTCTCGAGTCACGTGTCTTTCGAATGTTCTATTCGCAACCGTAAGTGTTAATGTATCTCTTATTTCTAAACCAAACTTAGATAAGAAATCGCCCTCGCCTTCAAAACCTTCCATACTCTTAACATAGGTTTCAAATTCAAACGTTTCGTTATATTCTGGAAAGTCGTCTTCATTAAAAATTTTATCTCTGCCTTTTATTGCTCGGCTGATATAAATGACGTCGACACCATAGATCTTAATTGACTCAATAACTAAATCGTCAATTAAAGTTTGCTCTTGAACTTGAGCATAATTATTAAAGAATGTATTCGTAGCCATTACTTATCCAATATAATTATAGGAAAGCGGTTGTAGATTATCTTTTGCGTCTTCTTCCATTAATCTTCTTTCTTCTCTACCATCGGAAAGTATTTGTTCTCCGTTGAAAGATACGCCACCTACGAGTTGCATTCCTGAAAATTTTGTTAGGTTTGAACCCCACTGTTCTTTAATGAGTGCAGCCGTATAATTTTGTAGCCAACGATCTGCCCATACATCTCCATATGTTGATCCGTCAATTACATCATACGCCTCAATAATAATATATTCGCCAACAGGCATTGATTCTGCACCAGAATCAATCCACAATTTATTTACATGTTTATTATAACGAATCATTGGTTTGCCTACAAGCATTTCTTGTAAGAATTCCATATGTTGCATTGACATAAAATAGTTTGTGATGTTATAACCAGTAATATCTTCAAGATTATTTAAAACAAATTGATACTGAACATTAAATATACCGCCACCTGTAGAAATACTTGACTGCATATTAAAGATACCTGAAATACCGAGTATTGTCTCAGGTAAAGATACATAGCCATTATCTTTGTCGGCCTGGGTAATCTGGTGTTTCATATAAACAAGCTGACTTCCATTATAATGATAGTCTCTCCAAAAATCAACAGCTTCATCAATACGATCGTCTATCTGCTCATCAGAAACGTTAATGTCAATCACAGGCGCACCAAGCTTTCTTAAAACCCAGTCTTTAAACGTTGCTCTTGAATTTGGTTGTGCCATTTTAATTTACTCTATTGTTTATATTATTTATCTTACGTAAAAGTAACAGTCACGGTTACCCCATTAGTAATCCCGAATGGACTACCTGAGCCGGTGGTATCACCAGACTGGAACCAAGACCATGAAGTATTGCTGCCGCTTGTACCGGCATAGGTTGAGCTTGTTCTAGTGTAAGCCGTTGAGCCAATTGTCATAGTACTCCATCCACTGTTTGCCCTGTTATTACCAGAAATTATTAACTTCACGGCCCCAACGCCATAAACACTATCCCAAGAATAAGAGATCTCT